TTACCCGATATGGTACGACTGGTCTGTTTAAAACTAAGGCTCCGTATCAATATGAATTTCGGACAACCATTACTGTAGCGCGGAACGGTCGGCAACAATTTGGTGCCCGCTGTGAATCTTTGGAAGAAGCTCAAGCCGACGCTCGGAATTTTTTTAATATTCTTGCTGATTCTATTAAGGAACAAACTGATGTTTAAGAGACAAGAACTCGATTTAAATGGTTTGGTTATGGATCTTCATAAACTGAAACATAAGCACCAACAGAACAGTGAAGAAGTTGGTGACAAAGGTATGGGTATGATCGGTTTATGTGAAATAATGATTGCCCAAGCCTTTGGTGAACTCGCCGCGGCAATTGAAAAGAACATGAAGGAATGATGATGTCTTGTTTGAACAAAATTTATGTGAGTGATGCTCTGAGAAAAGCATTAGAAGATGGAGTTGAGGCCATTAAAAATCACATAAATGCTGTCGAGGTCGAACTGGAAAAACAAAAAGTTGATGCTGGCTCGGCTATTATTGATATGTGCTCTCAGTCGGTCGAAGATTATATGCAGTCGATTGATTTGATCGAGGGTTTTCTAAAGCGCCACGCGCGGCCCGAATAATGAAAGTTCATCTGCACGTAGAACAATTTGATGGTCATCCACATCCGTGGTGTGGTCGAGGTGTTAATGCAGTTACTCAAAACCGCTTTGAAGCAACTCCATCAGAGAATCGATGTAAGTTGTGCGAACGTGAGTGGTTTCCGTATGGTCAACCACAATGGCATTTGGAATATGCCAACGAATCAATGGATTACGAACCAGATTGAATAAACTCCTAGTCGATGTATAATTGATGCATTGATTGAGAGGACTTCAAAATGTTCAATTCCAAACTTTTCAGCATCAACCCGAAAACCCGTGAATTCGTCGCTGATGCAAGTGATTTGGGTAACTTCAAACTTGACCGCATTTATCCTGATGCCTGCGATATGGGCTTCGAGATGGTGTCGCATCGCACTGGTCAATCGGTGAAGTGGTACCTCATGACTGAAATGTATAACGGCGACGGTGACATTACCGCCTGGTCGTTTAACTTGACTCCTGAATCGGCTCGGAAATATCCGGACCTGGCGAACTGGGTTGTCCTGGTCTTCAATGATTAAGGATATTGACATATGAAACCTCGGAAAATTCCGAAAAATCGGCTTCCGCTTCCCATATGGGAAGCCAGAGTTAATCGAATCCTTGTGCAGAAATACGGGCTGGGAATGTCGGATCTTCCTGACTACGAATACATGACTGCATACAATTGTGGTGAAAGCCCGGCGGAAGCTGTCCGGGATGCTGTCGAATATTTTATGGAGGCATATTGAAATGAAACCCGAAGTTAGAGCAGTATATGAAACTCGAACCCGCGAGATGATCAAAGTGATGGAAGCTTATCTCCGCGGTGCCGTTATCGAATGTCGGAACTGTGATGGAGTTTCGACCGAAACTGGCTGGTATGAAGTGGACGATCCCATGTGGAATTGGTGCGGTGTCGATTACCGCGTCAAAGAAAATTGGATCCCCATGGGTACAAAGTTCAAGTATTCCAACGGATGGACAGACGACACTTTTGTTCTTGCTCAAGTTGATGCCGACAAAATCAATCTGATCAACCTCAGGGACGGAAATCGCTGGACTGAACCTATGAAAGTAAAAATGGTTTTCCGAGAAGAATCTGGCTGGAATGCGTCTGCGGCCGACTTCCAAAAGCTGGTCGGAAAGCACTCCGGTGAATTTGTCAAGGTAGAATAGAATGCCGAATGTCTATCAAGAGACGACTGAGTGGAAAGAACCTACTCCAAATCACATCTACTTGATGGATGGTGACAAGGTTCTGGCTTACATCAAAGCCGGAACCAAACAGCCGATTTATCTGAAAAGTCCATTGCAAATCAGTAAGCGGTATCGGACATTCAAGATGTTGTCGAATAACCCATTTAAAGTTGTCGAAAAAGATCCGGCCTTGATTGAGGTGGTTGGTTCCAAAGGCGACGTGTATTATGTTGATCCTGTCGAAAAGACTTGTACCTGTCAGGGCTTTGTCTTTCGCGGTGATTGCAAACATTTGAAGGAGTTAAAATAATGAAACCGAGATCTACAAAAATTAATTTCGTGGGCCTGGGCCCCGCTGATAGTCAAACGACTTATAGGTATGGTTCGGTGTTTTGGGCCAATGGAGCACTGTCAATGCTGGTTCAAGTTGATAGCAGTAAAATTGCTGCTATTAGTCTAGCGGGTTTTGATGCGGGCAATCGCTGGACTGATCCGATTCAAGTTAAATTTGTGGGTAGTATTACTGCAAAAGAAGTTTCTCAAGCCCTAGGAACAGACGCGTTCGTACATGTTCCGGAGATCTCAATCACCATACCCAAGGGAGATGAATGATGGCAGAAGAAACTGTAACCATACCTAAATCAGTATATGAGCAACTGCTAAAAGATTCTGAATGGCTCAGTTACTTAGAAGCTGCAGGAGTTGATAACTGGGATGGTTTTGATTATGCATTTGAAATGAGGGAAGAGGCTCGAAAGGAAGAATGATGCCACGCTGCAAGCAAGGTGATATGGCAATGATCATCAAGTCGATGGTAGGGAACGAAGGTAAAATCGTAACTTGTATTAGGTTTGTTCCGTCTGCTTTATTTCCTATTTTAAACTCGGCCGCTGGCCAACTCCGAGCAGAAAGCATCTCATGTTGCTGGGAAGTTGACCGAAAGTTACCGGCCGTCGGTTTGGATAACAGAATGGGTACTGGGAATGTAATTCCTGATGCTTGGTTGATGCCGATTCGACCTGGTGATCTGAATGATGATTCTACCGATGAAATAATTGATGACAAACTAATGGAGGTTGTGAGATGATCTCCGAAATGGAATTCACCACAAATGAGAATATGGACGCAGTCATTACGACTGTCGTCTCATTTCCTCGGGAAGGAAACAGAAAAACATGGATGGAAGAAGTTTCTCTTTCTTGGTGGTTCCGAGAACGACAAGTTCAAGATTATGAATATAAAGGTTCTGAAGAAGGTGACAGAATCCTCTATGAAGTGACATGTACTAAATCAATTTTGTTGGAAATGATCATGTTTAAGGATGGCTTGATCAGAAAGACTCTATAAATAGTCTTAGGCATACTTAACCATGGAAAACATTATGCAATCATTCTCTCAGTTTATATCAGAACGGTACATAACAACCACCGACCCTGATCTAAAACGCAAACATGCAGATGACGTGCATACAATGTTGCGAAACTCATACAAGTCGGTTGATGGTTATGGTGGATTAGGTTCAGGTTCAAAAGAGGAACATGAGGCAATCCATAAAGACTTACACGACCCGCATGTGATTATGAAATTGCACAAAAAGGAAGGTAAGGCATTAAGTGTTTCGTTGTATAAAAAACAACGCGGTCGAAAGTTGATTGCAGCTGGTACAAATGGAACTGATGAAGGTAAAGCCTCATTGCATCGTATTGTCAAAGATGATAACAAAGATAAACGTGCATGGGGTGAGGTGAGTCATTCTATGGAAAAAGTTTATGACAAGCATAAAATGCCGACCGTCAGTTCCGATAAAGCAGAAGAATTGACAGGTAAAAAGATAATTAGGAAACACGGTGACGACCATTATGATCGTCTAATTGGTGGACATGAACGCACAAAAGTGATTAAGGGACATCCTGATGGTCACGGAGCGAGGTACGACTAAAATGATTAAGCATGTAATTTACTTTGATGAATTGTCTGATCCAGTTGAGAGTGAGAAGACTACACTCGAATATCTCCGAGACGAAACTAAAGTCGGTGATTTTGTTGTTTTCTCTGGACTAGATGAAAAAGGTAAACAACTGGCACTGCATCTTGCTGATATTTTCGACGGAAAAGTCGAATAAACACAAAACAATCAATTAGTTACTAACCTTATTGTAATCTACATCAGTTTTGATATAATTGATGTATTGATTGAGTAACGGAGAAGTAAAATGGCTGATCGTTATGCAGTGCTGTCCGAGATTCTGTCGGATTCGAGTGTGGTTTATAATGTCTATGACATGACCAATGTCTCCGAAGGCCCCGTGTATGAAGGTGTCGATATTCGAGATGCCGCTGACTGGGCGGATGCCGAAAACGAAATGAATGCTGACCCCGAAATCGGTGATGGAATGACCGATGCAGAAGCTGACGCGGATGTGTTGCGCTCGGCTGGTTGGGGCACTGATGAAGATTACGGCATCTTTGATGACCGTGATATGTACGACTACGAGTCTTACTAGGAGTTATTAACAGTGAAAGTTATTGATGCTGACGCATTTGTTTCTGAATTGATCCGCCTATCTGCTGTTTGGCGAGATGAATCGAAGCGTGCAGTCACACCCGAAAACAAACTGGTCAAGTCTGTGGGATCATTGATCATGCTACAGTTGGCCTCAGCGGCAACAAAATCCGCGTTTGATGTTCCTAACGTTCCTGGAGAACCGCAGTGAAAGTTACTATATACCATTTCACAATTCCGAGGTCGCAACAGTTTTCGACTGGTAAGCCGACCATTGCCGACCAAATTCTGTTTGGTTTTGATCCGCAAGTTCGAATGCTTGCCATCTGCAAAGCCTGGGAAGAAAATTCTACGAAAAACCCCGAGCAAGATATGTCATATGTCAAGGTTGCCGACGTCGAAGTTGATGACCTCGAACATGCATTCTCTACCTCTAATCATATTGACTCTAGTTGGCAAGAGAATCCCAATGTACTGAACTTGTATAAAAGTCATCCGCGGAGCACTTCGGTTGGTGATATCATGGTCACCGGTGAAGGTAAAACTTTCTATGTCGATTCATTCGGATTCAAGGAGATTTAATCATGGGTAAATGGACTAGCATCCTTCCTGATTTTGATAAAGTTATTGGTGTAGTTGAAGCCACATCTTTTGAAAAACAGTACCTGTGGAGCAGTGCAACCGAATCTTGGCGCGGTAATCAACTAGGTGAAACGGTGATTGTAGGTCGATTGTCACGTCGCCCGGTGTGCATCAGTCTGACTATCGATGTTATCGGTGGGTACCCAATTCTGTTTGTCGAAGCCACAAGCCAAGTCGTTGATTATTTGATGATCGATAACTGGTTGCTAGAAAATCTGCCAGCAACTGCTCTGAAACGTGGCGGGTACCTCAACAAAGTTGATGCAATGAATTTCTATAACGTCTTTCCTTAAGAAAGTGTAATATGTACACCACAACTAATTTCAAATCTGCTGCAGCTCTGAAACGTGCCATTAAGGCTGGCGAAAAGATCGGTATCTATCAACCAGGACCTTTCGGTGGAAATGAACCTCGCAATGGAACAGTTTACCTCGAGGGTCCGCATTATCCCGAACCGCATCGCTGGTATCTGACCGCCGAAATCAAAGACGGCGTTATCGTGTCTGTTAAGTAAAGGGAAAAAATGAACAAAGCAAAAGTATTGCTGCTCGTGGGTTGTGGTATTGTCCTGGCCGCGTGCGGTGACGGTTATAATAGATTGAAAGTGCGCGAGGCAATTCGGGCAGAGTTCAAGTCGGATGAAATTGTCAATGTTCCGGGTAAAGACTGGCAGTTTATTATCCGTGACACGTCGGGCAACATTTGGGTCGCTGAAGCAATGAGCAACGACGCAGTTGTCACCGCAAAGACGCTGATCTTTGCATCCAAGGAGAAATGAATCATGTTTAAGATTTTTGACTTCTTCAAACAAGAGGTTAAACCTCAAGACGTTGGTCCAAAACCAGACGAATTGTGGGAGTTGTTTGATGAAGGTGATCCGTTTCCGGGTAAATATAAACCGGTACGAATCCGAGAAGTAAAAGAAGGTTGGGTTCGGTATGCAATGGGTAGTTCTGTTTTTAGTGACGAACGCAGGACCATTGAATCATTCACTAGCATGTATAGGAAAGTAAAATGACCACATATGTACTAATCATGTTGTTCGGCGGTTGGACATCTCAAAGTGGGATGACCACCCTGACCCAGGAGTTTCACAATTTTGAAACGTGTGAAATTGCCAGGAAACATATTGAAATGAGTGTGAAAGAAACATCACCTCAACAATGGAATTACATGCCACTTCGTTCAACTGGTTGTTTCAAGAAATAATATTAAAAGGAAATAAAATGGAAAATTTTGTTGGTGGATGTATTGTTGGTGCTTTTATTCTTGGTTTGTTTCTTACATTGGTGCCTAGCTCTTATCATGCACAAGCAAAGGCAGCTATTACAGAGTGTGAGAGGACTTTGCCCAGGAATCAAGAGTGTATGGTTATCGCTGTTCCTAAATCAGTTTTTGTACCGGAAAACAAATGAACCGATCTGACTACACAGTTGTTGCTGTTACCCCAACCAAAGTGTTTCTGGTTGATAATGATTTAGGCAACAAATCAGTAACGAATGACGCAGAAAATGTCACCAAAGAAATTTTCGAGAAATATGGTCGGAAAAATATCATTTATATGGACTCGATGGGACGCTGGGACGAATTAAAACACGTTGATGGTCGATTCACTGACTTTGGAACGTTGGATCAACCAACAAAAGAATATGTCGTCTGTCTTAAAGGTATTCTTGACAATAAATATAAAAACGTATAAAATAATAATATCAAATTCGTATCTATCCGGAGATTAAACAATGCAACTAGTAAATTCTAGGACTGATGTAAAAACCAACATTGGAAACAACCGAGTTGAGTTTGGCATCAGTAAAGACAGTGCAAAGCTGTTCTCGATGTTGTCCTCGTCCCTCTATTCAAATAAAGAAGCTGCTGTTCTGTATGAGCTTGGTGCTAATTGCCTTGATGCTCACATTCTGAATGGTAACGTCGATAAACCGTGGGATTTGACAATGCCTACTTCTCTCGACGCACATATCCGCTTCCGTGATTATGGTCCTGGTCTGGATGAAGACTCTGTTTATCGTCTTTTGACCACATATGGCGAATCGACCAAATCTGGTTCGAATGTTGCAATCGGTGCGTTTGGATTGGGTTCTAAAAGCCCTGCTGCCGTAACATCGACTTGGAACATTATTTCTCGCTGCAATGGCGAGTTGAAAGAGTATTTCATTGTTGTTGATGCAAACGGTATCCCTTCGATGACCAGGATTCGATATGAAGAAAAGAATACTGATCCTTCTGGACTTGAAGTTGTTATTCCAGTCAACCCGAACCGAATTTTCAGCTGGAATGATAATCTTAAAACGGTATTTAAACATTATACCGTAAAACCCAACATCAAAAATTACAATGTCACTTGGATCACTCCTACAAAGGTTGTGTTGCAAGGAACCGATTGGAATTTGGGTCCTAGCACATATTACAGAAACAATATTAAGTTTATCACGACTCAGCGAGAGTATGGTGTCGACCGCGATGTTCTACGGGCCGAAATGAAGAATGAACCATTCTTGGAACTTTTGGGGATGGATATTGAAGTTCATTTCCCGGTTGGTGAGTTGGAAACTTCGCTTTCTCGTGAGCAGTTGCAATATACGAAACACACACTTAACTCGATCAGAACCAAGTTGAGTCGTATTTACACAGAAATTAAAAGCAGAGTCGATACACATCTCGCAAGTGCAACCGACGCTCTTCATTATCGACAGTTGGTTGTCGAGGCAAGTAAAAATATCTTGGGTTACAATGATATTAGCTCATCTTCCATCTTTGCATTCATCAAAGGTAATAAGTATGGTGTAAGTCGATCTGAAGATCTGTCACACTTCAACGTTGAGGTTTCAGCAGCGGCCTTGGGTGGGTTAGAAATGAAGTTGTGCAACGGCAAGTCGACTACCAAATTCACAACAGGAACTGGTTGTTGGAAAACGTACGCAATCATCTTGAACTCGAATCACAACTCTGTAGGTAACCTAACATACAACATTCGGTTTAAGATTGCATTCCTTGATCGTATTTCGATTGTTCTTGCTGATGTGCGTGGTGCATCAGCAAGGGTTAAGTATAAGCTCGGTCAAGGTACAGGTAAGTTTGCTCTCATTACTAATGAACATGCAAAATTTCCAACTGAACTGCAACGATTTATTGTGAGGGCATCCAGTCTTCCGAAACCACCAGCAGCTAGTCGAGTTATAATGAAGAGTAATATTTGGATGATCAAGAAAAACTCTTTCATTCGAGTGGATGAATCAACCATTGATAAAAAGTCGACCGTTGTTGTAGTTGAATTTGATGATGCAAGAACAATTGGTTCAATTCCTCAAATGCAAAAGTCGATGTTGCAGATCCTTAAAGATCATGGTAGGGAAGTAACAGTTATTGCTGTTAAAAATGGAAAGAAGATTCCGAAATATGCCAAGTCTATTGAGGATCACATTCTTACAGATTTTGACAAACTGAACACTACACAGTTTGTTGAAGAAAAACAGGTTGCAGATTTTAAACATAAATTGGACGTTTCATACGATCCAAAAGTTAAGTTTTTGAGTACTATTCGTAATATGGATAAAACGGCGAAGGCGAACACCGTTTGGAATGAAGTGCACGATGAACTTTCCAAGATTCTGTCAATGAAAGGCAACGTCAAGACATCGAATGACTATGCGTACATTTATGACATTTCTCGGTTGATCAAAGTTCCACTGAAAACTACAACTGGTGTAACACTTTCAATTGACAATATTCAGCAAAAGTTGTATAATGCTTATAAGATGTTGAAGCATATGGATTACACTTCTGTTGCTAAAAAGGACGTTTTGGAATACGTCGAACTTGTGGGAATTTAAAGGAGAAGTAAATGACACACTCATATTTTATGAATGACGATCAAATCACATTGATCAATATTTCAAATGGCAACAAAGTTACAATTTATGAAGATGATCCTCGCTTTGGTGAATTCAAAGATTTGATCATCGATGGGTTGTACGATGAAGCTGAGGAAATGGACGTTAAAGTTACTGTTCAGAACTTTGCAGCAAAGTTTGTTGGTAACAACAACTTCAGTATTTCCATCAACGATGGAGTTGGTACTGTAACTGTTATGAACACAGAGTGGCCTTTGGCTGATGTTGTTGTAAAACGCATCACCAAGTTGGTTAATGAAGGTTTCGATGCACAACCTTTGGTTAATTTCTTGAGCAACCTTTACAGTAATCCAAGCAAGGTTGCGGTTGATGAACTGTTTTTGTTCTTGGATAAGTCCGAACTGCCAATCACAACTGATGGTCATTTCATTGCGTACAAGATCGTCAGAAATGACTACATGGACATTTATTCCAAGACAATCAGGAATATGGTTGGTGATAAGCCAGAAATGCCTCGGTTTGCAGTTGACGACAACCGCCACAACACTTGCAGTCGCGGATTGCACTTCTGTAGTAAGGGTTATTTGTCGTCGTATGGTTCATCTAATCGGAATGACGACCGTTGTATGTTGGTTAAAGTTAACCCAGCTGACGTTGTCTCTATTCCGAGCGACTATGATAATGCAAAAGGCCGCGCTTGCAAGTATGAAGTTGTTGGAGAAGTTAAAGACAACGAGTGGCGCGATGTTTTGTCTAAGGCCGACTACAACAAAACATCTGTTGTGAATTCGGACGGTTCTGCAAAAGTGGCCCCGAAGGATCTTCGTAATAAAGTTGATTGGGAAGATTTGGCTAACCATGGTTACTATTTTGACGCGGACAATGGTGTGTTCAGAACTAGTCGTGGTAAGTTTACGCCTAGATCATGGGTCGCCGAAGATTTGAGTTGCACAGTTGCTGCTCTAGAAAATTTAGTTTATGGAAACAATTTGGAAACAAATTATATTTCATACTAATAGATGAATGTAACAATCCAAAGTTCTAATGGTCAGGTCGGAGGATCTGTGATTGGTCAGTCACAGATTTCCGGCCGACCTTTTTGTATTGTCGATTTGGGTGTCGGCGCATACATTAATGGTGTGTATTCACGATTCGCCGTTGTGCCCGCACATTTGATAGTTGACAGAACTGTTCCCAATAAAGTTGAGGTGGTGAATGAAGGTTAAAAATAAAGTGAAACTCGCGATTGTGATTTTTTCTGAAAGATACCGTGATTTAGATGATTATAGTGTTGTTGCAAGCAGCATAACCGACTGGGAAGAAGTTGATGATGAAACTTATAGGACCTTGATTGCAGCACAGTACAAGTACGACTATACTGTTGTTGTCATGCCAGAACAAAAAACTTTTATCAAAAAGACGGTGAAAGATTGGACTGATTTTGTTACTGCAGAAAAACAAAAAGAAGAACTTAGAAAAGCTGCTGCTAAGAAAAAGGCAGAGGATGCTAAACTTAAAAAATTGGCTAAGAGTAGAGAAGAGAAAATTCGGCTATTTGAAAAACTAAGAGAAGAACTGAAAGGAGAAAGTGTGTGAGTGAGCAAGTAAACGATCCAATTAACCACCCAAAACATTACACTAGTCACCCCAGTGGAGTTGAATGTATTGAGATTACAGAACACTACAATTTCTGTATGGGCAATGCAATCAAGTATTGTTGGAGGAATGGTTTGAAAGATGATGAAGGTTCAAGTTCGGTCAAAGATTTGAAAAAGGCTATTTGGTACATTCAAAGAGAAATTGATAACATTGAAAAAGGAGTTTATGATGGCAAAAACAAGTAAGAATAAAAACAAGATGTGGCGCCGGATGGCTGAGGAAATCAATTTTGATGCTGGTGAAAAACATCAAGGTCGGAAGTTTAAGAACTCAATGCAAACTTGGCCAGCCCAACCAACGGATCTTTTAGCTAAGTTGCTACTTAACGCGGGGGTTATTCTGCAACCAATTTCGACTTCTGAACCTCTAGCAGAAATAGAGGAAGATTTACTTTCCTCTGTTGAAAGTTAAATTTGAGTTAATATGATGGTTGTGTTAAAATGATTCTAAATGAAATTAGGAGTTATTGTGGCTAAAATTAAAACCACCCTTTATGTTCATTCTAGTAAAGAGTCTATGTGGGAAAAAGGTGAGGAGTTGGGTCTGTCAGATGTAGCATTAAGAAATTTTTGTTATGCATTATATGAAGTTTCCATCCCGGTGATTATTGATACTGAGACAGGAAATTACGAAATCGTTAAAGAAGAAGTAACTGGTTAAGGAGATATTATGGAACTATCTAAAGAAACAATTGATATTTTGAAGGCATTTGCTGTAATCAATACAAACCTGCTGATCAAGCCAGGGAAGAAGTTTTCAACGAAGGGCCCTGCGGGCGACATTTTTGCTGAATACGAAGGTGAAGATGAATTTGACAAGCAAGTGTCGGTGTTCAACCTAAATGAGTTGCTGGGTGTGATTGGTAACTTCACAAAACCTGATCTTCTACTTTCGGACAAGTCGATGACTATTAAAGAAGGTAAGTCCAAAGTTACATACGTCTATGCAGACGAAACACTCTTAACTGTCCCGAACAAGAGCATTACAATGCCAACACCAGAAGTAACTTTTGAGTTGTCAGAGGACAACCTCAACTCACTAAAGAAGATGGCTGGTATTTTGACTGTTGAAGATCTTGCATTTATTGGTGACGGTAAGAAAATTATTGCTCGTGTATTTGACGAAAAGAATCCAACAGGCAATTCATTTGATGTTGATTTGGAGACAAAAACAGCAGAGAAATTCAAGATCATGATCAAGGTTGAGAAACTAAAGCTTCCGAGTGGTTCGTATAAGGTTGAAATTTCCAGTAAGAGAATTTCAAAATTTAGTCATTCTTCTTTGAAATTGGCTGTTTATATTGCGACAGAATCAACTTCAACTTTCGGGTAATTTATCGTGGTTACAGGAAACGACAAGCACCACGTTTGGGTGGAAAAATACCGCCCAACAAAAATCGATGATTGTATTTTACCTGAGTCGATAAGAAATACCGCTAAAGGTTATGTTGCAAGCGGTAAAATACCGACCATGTTATTTTCTGGCGGCGCTGGTGTAGGTAAAACGACTTTAGCTAGGTGCATCGCCGCCGAGCTCGGTGCAGACTTTATGGTTATCAATGCTAGTATGGACAACGGCATTGATACCATAAGAACTCAAATTCTTAAGTTTGCATCAACAGTCTCTTTTTCAGATAGTAAAAAGATAACTCTGTTGGATGAGGCTGATTCTCTTAGTCCAGAGGCCCAAAGAGCCTTGCGAAACTTCATTGAGGAATTTGCGGGGAATCACTCAATCATTATGACGTGTAATTTCAAAACGCGTTTGATTGAGCCGCTACATTCTCGATCTTCAGTTATCGACTTTAAAATCCCAAAATCAGAACGTGCCAATTTGGCTGCTCTTTTCTTCAAAAGAGTTTGCACAATATTGGAAGCAGAGAAAGTTCAGTACGACAAAAAAGTTGTTGCTGAGGTTGTTAATAAATTCTTCCCTGATTTCAGACGATGTTTAAATGAACTGCAGCGATATTCTGCTGCAGGCAGCATTGACTCGGGTATTCTAGTCAATTTCACAGCGGAGTCAATCAAAGAACTTTATGCAGCATTGAAAAACAAAAAGTTCAATGACATGCGTAAATGGGTAGCAAATAACGACATGGATTCGGCTCAGTTTTATCGAGCTGTTTATGACACAGCAGACTCTGTTTTAGAGAATAAATCTTTGCCTGCGTTGATTATGTTAATTGGGCAGTATCAATATCAAGCGGCATTTTGTGCTGATCAAGAAATAAATACTGCGGCATTCTGTACTGAACTAATGATGAGCGACCCACAATGGAAATGAACGGATTTAAAGAAATGTGTAAAGTCACCACAAGGGGTGAATGGTTAAGTATCACCGACTTTTTTGACTTGACAAGATCCATTCTCGGTAATTATATTGACGCTAGTGTTTTGAGAAGTAAAGCAATCATTGTTGTCATTCAAATAATGATGGACGTTAAATTTGTCGAGTTAAATGACGAAAAGAATATGATCAGGATACAACCAGAATGTTATGACTCCATTTGATATTGTAAATCATTTAAACGAAAAGACAAAAATTGAGCTTGACCTCAAGGATTATGCACCATGGATTGTGAATAAGGCACTTTCATTTCATCCACAAACAATCTACTTTGCGAATGAAATGAACTCTAGGTTTTCTCTTGATAAAGATCTTCAATATACTTTTTACAAGGAAGGAATTCCAAAAGGTAAAAGATTCGGTAAGTGGCAAAAGAAATCAGAAACTCCAGAAATTATCGACCTACTCTCTCGCATATATAATGTTAATGCAGTAGTTGCCTCACAATATGCTGCACTAATGAGTGAAGAACAACTTCAAAAACTGAGAGAAAATAATAAAAAGGGTGGTAATGATGGAGCCAAATTTAGATAATTTTGTAGAAGTTATAATTGATGAACCAGATACCTTTCTCAAGATAAAAGAAACATTGACGAGAATTGGTGTTGCGTCCAAAAAAGATCGCAAATTATATCAGTCTTGTCATATCTTACATAAGAGGGGTCGCTATTACATAACCCACTTTAAAGAGATGTTTTTGCTAGATGGAAAAGAGTCAACCTTTAGTGAAGAAGATAGGCAACGAAGAAATACGATTATTAATCTACTAGAGGAATGGGGTTTGATTACTGTCATAAATAAAAATATGATCAGTGACAGACTAAACCTGTCCAACATAAAGATTTTACCGTATAAAGAGAAAAACGATTGGCAGTTGGTAGCTAAATATTCAATAGGAAGTAAACGATAAGGAGATTCATTATGGATGAGAAGGACATTTTTATTAAACTAGAAGTTTCTGTAACTGAAGCAAATTTAATTGTTGGTGCACTTAGTGAACTGCCAGCAAAACATAGCATGGCTTTGATTCAGAAACTACAAATGCAGGCGGCACCACAGCTACCTGCTCCAGAGCCAGAAAACAAAGAGGCACCAAAGGAATAACAAATGGGAATAACTGCAACATATAAAACACCAGCCGTAACCTACAAGGATGCCTATTTTAGGATCCAGAGAATTTGGGGTTCAAAAGAAGAAGGGTGGAACGCTTGGATTGCTGTCTTCGCAAAAGAAGGTGACAAAGAACAGAAAGAAATTTTCAGCGTAAATGTTCCATATGTTGAGGACGAAAATCCATTTGTTGCATTGTATAAGAAAGCTGAAAGTTTGTCTTTTGTGATAACTAAGGATAAGGAGTTGATTCCACCTGTCCCTGTTAATACGGTTGTCGAACCTATTGTAGAAGAAGTTACGGCAACAGAACCAGTTGCCAAAAAGACAAAAGTAAAGAAGGTTAAGAAGTAAAATGAATTTGGGAATGGTTCCCAAATACCAGATGCCCAATTGGGGTCTGGTTACATTAAAAGTCGTCTAAGGAGACTATTATGACATTAAAACTAACATCCGCATCACTTCCACAATTAGCATCTTGGGTCGGTTTTGATCCATTCTTTGCTGAAATCAATCGTATGACTGATGAAGCATGGAAGAAGGTTCCTAACTGGCCTCCATACAATATTCGTAAGTTGGATGACAATCACTACAGTATTGAAATGGCTGTTGCTGGATTTGGAAAAACAGACATCGACATTACAACCAAAGAAAATGAGCTTGTGATTAAAGGTAATGTCACTGCAGACGAAACAGCAATGGACACATTCATTCACAAAGGTATAGCTGAACGTGCATTTGAGAGATCATTCACTTTGGCTGACTCAATTGTTGTGAAAAATGCATCTTTGGTTAATGGAATGCTTCGTGTGTGGTTAGAACAAATTATTCCAGAAGAGAAGAAACCACGAAAAGTGGACATTTCTGAAGCAGATGAAGCTGACATTAAGACAATCAAACCAGCCAAGTCACTTCCTAAGGAGTAACTTATCGAAAAATCACGGACCAATTCTGGTCCGTGATTTTTGTGGTGTATAATGATCACTTCACTCGATCCAGTTAGAAAAGACGATTGGGTCTTCAAGGTGTCTGTCAATCAAGAAAACAACATGATTTTAGTACATGCATTTAACGAGACATTTAAATGGTCTCAATTTAGGTTTTTTGAATCGGAAGATAGCGCAGGTAACTGGGTTGATTATTTGATCATTCAAAGCAGACATTTGAAAGAAAATAGTTAAACTGATATAATGTATTTTTGAGTTGGAGAATTATAATGATTAGAATTGGTGAGCCTGTATTCAGATCGGTTCAAGGTGAAGGTATCCGAACTGGTGTGTTGTCTATTTGGGTTAGGTTTTTTGGATGCAACCTTGAGTGTAACGGGTTTATGCAAGATCATCCGAATGATAAGTCTAGTTGGGAACTACCTCAGTTCATTGATGCGAGTATGTATAAAAGCATAAAAGACCTTCCTGTATTTGAGAAGGGATGTGACTCAGGTTACTCATGGTCTAAGAAATTCAAACACCTCGCAACAACATACAAAGACGCAGACGAGTTCTACCGAAAAGAAATCAACGACTTTCTTTATCGTAGCACAATGGATGGCCGAGGCAGTTGGATTAATCCGTTCACTAAAAATGAAATGGATCTTTGTTTCACTGGTGGCGAACCAATGTTGTGGCAAAAACAAATAGTTGATATTTACCAAACGATTTTAGAGTATGGTAATGGTCCTAGATGTATTCAAATTGAAACGAATGGTACGCAATCGATAGGTAAAGATTTCCTCGATTGGTATAAGCACGGAAGTTTTCAATTGTGTTGGAACATTTCTCCTAAGTTGTTAAATGTGGCTGGTGAAAAACCTTCAAGGGCTTGGAAACCACATGTTATAAAAGAATATTACGACTTGAACCCATACGGTCATTTGAAGTTTGTTATGAATGCTGACAATCGATCTTGGACAGAATTAGACCAAAGAGTTGCTGAACTAAGAGACATGGGTGTTGATTTTCCGGTGTATGTGATGCCCGTTGGTGCAACAAAAGATCAGCAGGAAAACAGCTCTGTTATTAGTCAAATTGCTAACATTGCCATTCAGAAAGGATACCATGTTAGCGGAAGGCTTCATGCTATCATTTGGAAAAACACGGTGGGTGTATGATAAATCGATCATTACGCAGTTAATGATCGATTTTACGTACATTAGGAGATCACATGAATAAAGAGTATATAACATGGAACTTGTACGATCACAAAGTTAAAGGCTTGATTAAACAAATCGATGAATCTACTTTCAAGCCAGATATTGTGGTCGGAATCATGCGTGGTGGAATGATCCCAGCTGTTATGATTAGTCATCATTTTGAGGTTCCTTGTTGGAGTGTTCCCTTATCATATAGAGACAACGTTGCGGCTGGAAATGATTTGAACCAAGTGTGGGGAACGTTAGTTTTGAACGGTGGCAAAAATATTTTGTTTGTTGAAGATATTGTTGATTCTGGTAAAACAATGTCTTCACTTCAAAATTTTATTAACACTTCACTTGAACTACATTGGTGCTATACACCACCGCAACCAACAATCAAATATGCGTCTGTTTGGTTTAATGTAGGTCAGGAAACAAATGTCGATTACTTTTCCATCCCATTTGATCGTAATAACAACAAGGATTGGTTTGTGTTTCCTTATGAAAAACAGTAAGTTATATCCGCTGTTGCAATAACCTAGGTTGTTGTGTTAGAATTGAATTTCATTGAATACAACCAGAGATTTTTTAAATGAAACTCAGACTTCTTTTAACCGCAGACTGTAACAGAACATGCCGCGGTTGCTGCAATAAAGATTGGGATTTGACAGCACTTCCCATTTGTGAAGATTATTCCGTCTATGACGAGTTTCTTTTGACAGGTGGTGAACCGCTACTCTTCCCTGAAAAAATCAAGCAAGTCGTAAAGGACATTAGGGCACAATCTAGTGCACCAATTTACGTTTATACTGCAAAAACCGATGATGCGGAAGCGTTGGTTGAGATTTTGGGTATTGTCGATGGTCTCACCGTGACATTACATAGTAGAAAAGACGTTGACCCATTTAACAAATTCAATGAACTTGTGAATACTGAGGGCAAGGCTCTCCGAATTAACATGTTCTCTACCGTGTCGCCTGGGAAAGTGAATTCCGAAGGTTGGAAAGTTAAAAGTGGTATGCGGTGGCTCAAGAATTGTCCACTGCCACAAGACGAAGTTTTTATGAGGGCAAAATAATGAAAGAAATTCTAGCGAAAGCAATCGCGCTTGCTTCTGAAAAACATATGGGTCAATTTGATAAAGGTGGAATGCCTTATATTCTGCACCCTTTGAAAGTGATGCACTACCTCAAGTCAGATGATATGGAGTTGATGGCTATTGCTGTGATGCATGATGTTGTTGAAGATTCAGATGTCACTTTCACCGATCTTTACTCAATGGGGTTCAGTATCAGAGTGGTTGAAACATTGAGGTTATTGACAAAAATTAAAGGTCAGTCGCATCGAGAGTATGTTGATGGAATTAAAACCAACAAAGATGCAATTGCCGTTAAACTTGCCGACCTTCGGCATAACAGTGACATTCGCCGACTGAAAGGTATCACTGACAAAGATGTCGCTCGAATGAAAAAGTACAATGAAATGTATATTGAATTAAAGGAGTTGGTATGAAACTCGAAAATGTTGCAAAGTCAAGAAAAACATCTAGACGTGGTTCTCGGTTCTATACGATGACCGATATGGCAATTATTAAACATGACGAATCTGTCCAGAATGCCCGAATTAAGCGAGGTGAGATCGTTCCTAAAAGACTAGAATATGTTGCTGTTTGTGGCTGTGGCCGCGAAGGGTGTTTTATTCATGGAAGCTATGATCCGGCCGGATCATATGATCCGGCAAAATAACATGACAAAAAATAATTTTGAAAAGGTCGACGATGGTTTTATACTCGGAGAGTTGAACTTGGTTTCTGCTGGAGAAGATGTTGGTAAATCTGCAGTGTGTAGCCATCAACTGAAATTTGATCATGCTGCATATTATGGTCGCTGGGATCTTTATAAATGCACGAAGTGTTCGCATCAAGAACTCATATATTGGGAAAAGTGATGAAAATTACCGCCGAAATTGATACTGCTGCTTGTGAGCACTCTCAAAATGATGGGTCAACTGAATATTTTGTACTTCAGTTGCATGTAACACCTGATGATGGCAGCATACCATACCCTGTCAGATTTAGGGTGACTGAACATGCATATAGTAACCAAATCGGTGGAAACGGTAATATGGTTCTGTTGCTCAATGAACTAGTTAAGCGAATCAATAAAAAGGACGAATAAAATGGTACTACAACTTCAAACTGCTGGTATTATTCTGGGCCTAATCATTGTGGCTCCGTTTATTATCGATATTGTGCGTGAACTTGTCAAACGTTGGGAAGAAAAGAATAAATAATGAATCTTGTTGTGGAGAAAGACATGATTTCATTTAAAGACTTTTTATCGGAAGCAAACACCAATATACCCGACGGAACAATAAAATACCTAGATCACAGAGACGTTTGGGTTGTTTATGTTGGTGGTAAAATCATTGCAACTAAAAAAACAGAAGATGCTATGAAAAAATACGTCGGTAAGAAGGGAATATCATCGACTACAACCACTACAGAACCAACAAAAGAAAAAGAACCACAAAAGAAGGCACCTGTTGTTGTTAATGATAATGGTGCCGAAGATTTACCAGACTCTCAAGAACCAGAAAAGATCGAAACAAAGGAATATGAAATTCCTTTGCATAACATGGATCTGTTAGAAAAGAAAATCGAAAAACTAAATAAGATCGCAAAGAAATTAAATGTAAAACCAATAACCATAAACAAAAGTGAGGTTTATTCAAAAAAGGTTCCACCAAAGAACCCTGATCCCGATCACCCCGACTACGATCAAGATGGAATGCCAATAATTGATACGTACATGGACTTTGTCAAAGTTACTTTGGATGGTGAAACCCCCAAACTAGCTGGTTGGTCTTTTGTGGGTAAAAGAGAACCTCTTGAAGGATCAGCTTCTATCCTCTCAAAAACAGCACCGGGGCACAAGATGCCAATGCGATTTGCTGATGATCATGACTTGACTTGTGATCATTGTAAAAAGAAGGCGCGTCGAGTCGCGACGTTTGTTGTTAAAAAGGGTCGCAAATACATGGAAGTTGGTAGATCTTGTCTTAAAGATTTCTTGGGTCATCAAGATCCAAACAGTTACGCCAACTATGCTGAAATGTTATACAACCTAGAAAATTCTCTGGGTGGTTTCGAAGATAGTGAATATGGTGGCGGTGGCCGCCGCAGTATCCCTTCATATGATACCAAGTCTATTGTTGCGGCATCTCTTCATTCAACAAGAGAACATGGTTTCTTATCAAATCAAAACGCCGGTTATAGTGGTATTTCAACCGCAATGAGAGTTAATCAGCATTTCAACCCACCAACACCTATTCCTCGAGGAATGAGTTATTCAGAGCATTTTAAGATTCATTACACGAAAAAAGAAGAGGAAGAGGCAGAAAAAATTATTGATTGGATGAAAAATCATCCAAAAGCTTCTAAAGAGGAATTTTGGAATAACATTAGTAAGTTGGCAAAATCCGAAACCAATACACTAAGGATGACTGGTTATTTGGCTGCTGGTGTGATGATGCACGAGAAAGAAATGGGCGCATTGAAAGCTAAACAAAGCCTAATGTCAACTTTAAAAGATGAATATGCTGGTAATGAGGGTGACAAAATTAATGTTAATGGAACAGTGATAAGTGTATTCTCTTACGAATCACAGGGTGCATGGGGTGGAACTAAATTTATTATCACCGCAAAAACAGATGATGGTAAGTTAGTTAAAATGTTTACCACAACTTCTGGTATTAAGAGGGATGACAAAGTTAATATCAAAGGTAGAGTTGGTAAAACAGATGTTGAAACTTTTGATCGCTCACCGTTCAAAGGTAAAAAGATTACTACAATGGCGCCAAGAACAAGAATCGATACACTTCCAGATGAAGAAAGTACATCTAGCGAGGATCATTACCATATAGGCGACAAAATTAAGTTTAGAAGAGAAGGTAAAGGTGATGGTGTCGGTGTAATTTCAGCAAAACCGACTTATGGTCGATTTGAGGTGTCACCTGTATCTGGTCGTCAAGGTGATGCGATTCATGTTAAGTACGAGGACATAATTTCCAAAGTATAATCAATAGGTTACTGATTTGTTGTGTAGTATTACTGGTTGTGTTATAATTGATGTATCAATTTGTAATGGAGAAACAAATGTCTGTTCTGAGTATCCTTGAAGAGCTTGCCAATGAACCTGGCAAGCTGAAGAAAATTGCAATTCTCGAAAAGAATAAAAACAATGCCGACCTAAAGCGAGCGTTCAAACTCGCTTATGATCCGTATCTGAATTTCTGGATCAAGAAAATTCCCGACTATGTTGCAGGTAAATGTGTTCCTGGCCTCAGCCTGAATGCGGCGATGGACGCACTTGGTGATTTGTCAACTCGGAAAGTCACAGGTCATGCAGCCATCAATACACTTGGTTGGATTCTGTCGAACTGCTCAGTTGATGATGCCGAAGTTATTGAACGTGTTGTTAGTCGAGACTTGCGTTGTGGTGCATCTGAATCAACACCCAACAAAGTGTGGCCGGGTATTGTGCCGACTTTCGATGTTATGTTGTCACACAAAGACATCAGTGGCATCAAATATCCCGCATATGCACAAATGAAAATGGACGGTGCTCGCTGCCATCTGTATTTTGATGGTGTGCATTGCACTGCATTCACTCGCAGCGGGAACGAAATTGACCTCAAGGGCAAGTTTGATGCTGTTGCAAAGAAGATGATGGCGCCTGGTGCGACTTGGGACGGCGAACTTGTTTGTTTCAAGGACGGCGAAGCACTCGACCGCAAGACCAGTAATGGTCTTGTCAATAAAGCAGTTAAAGGAAAAGGGACTGAGGAAATTGCCGACTCGATGCGTTTCATTACATGGGACATTGTCGACTTCACCGAAACCATCCCATACACTGACCGACTTGCAGCACTAAATGCAGCCTTTGTTTCTGCCCCCGATCAGGAAAAAATTCTTCCTTGTCACACCGAGATTGTAAATAACCTCGAAGAAGCAGAAGACTTCTTCGCGCGAATGCTTGCAATGGGGGAAGAAGGTGCAATCCTAAAAAATATGAAGCATGTGTGGCAACCTAAGCGCACGAAAGACTTGGGCAAAATGAAGGCTGAGGAAGAGGCTGATCTAGTTGTTGTCGGCTGGAATGAAGGTACAGGCAAATATGCAGGATACATGGGTTCGCTCGAATGTGAAACTTCTGATGGTCTACTCAATGTCAATGTTAGCGGTTGGAGCGACGAAGATCGCAAGAATCTAACAGAGGCAAACACAATGGGTAAGATCTTGACTGTCATGTATAATGCAATCATCGACTCGAAGGGTAAGAGCACTAAGTCTCTGTTCCTTCCCCGTGCTGTTGAGTTTCGCTTTGATAAAACTGTTGCAAACAAACTTGGAGAACTAAAGTGAGTGTCGATTTGAAAGGTCGCCCGAACTGTAAATGTGGCAAACCAGTAGTATATGCAGTCAGAAAAAATAAAGTTTATTTTAGTACAACTTGTACAACTTGCCAAGAAAAGAAACGTGCCAAGAAATTGGGATTGTCCTGGGACGAGTTTAAGAAACAGAAAAATGCAAAGGTTCGAGAGAACAGAATTAAGGCAAAGGGGTCTGCATCTGTTTCTAAAAACATTGACAAAGATAAACTGATAGAAGCATTTAGTTGCTTAGGTGGCTTTCTTGGGATGGAAGTTAATAAACCCAAGGAGAAAAAGTATAGCAACTTAACTGCAATGCAATCTGGAAACATCGGCGAACGACTTGCAATGAATTATTTTGAGATGCATGGTTATTCTGTACTTGAACCAGATAATTGGAATCATAAAGACTATGATTTCGCAATCGAAAAAGATATGCAACTGCAACTAGTGCAAGTTAAAACTACACTAGATGGCACAAATCATTCATGCAGTAAAAAACACCCAGAAACAGGTAAGTACCATTTTAACGAAAAAGGAGCACATATCTATGTGTTCATTTCCCTCAACAAGCGAATGGCATGTGTTATTCCAGCAAAGGATGTTGCAGGAAGAGCCAATATCAGTTTCGCCAACTCTGATCATCTAGTTAACGATTTTTGGGTGTAACACCAAACCTCAATTTGACGAAAATATTAGGGGAATGATATAATTATGTAATAAGTTATGAAAGGTACAAAATTTGAAGTTTTATACACATTGCTCGACTTACGGAAGTAAGATATTATACAGAGGATATTCAAACGGTCATCCTGTCTTAATGAGGGATGACTTTAAACCAACACTGTATGTAACATCGAAGAAGGAATCAAACTGGAAGTCTTTGTATGGGGCCAATTTGAGCCCTGTTGTACTTTCTGATATTAAAGACGCTAGAGAATTTGTTAAACGATATGATGGGGTCGAAGGATTTGAAATTCATGGAATGACTGACTTTCAATATCAGTACATCAATAACAAATTCCAAGAAAATATCGAATATGATATTGACTTGATGAAAATTTCTTTCTTGGATATTGAGGTTATTTCTGATGATGGTTTTCCAGATATTCAGTCAGCATCATCACCAATTGTCTTGATCGCTATTAATGACAAGGCATCAAACAGAACGGTAGTTTTCGGAACAAAGTCTTTCAACAAGACCAGTGATGATAAATTTGAGTATAGGTTGTTTAGAGACGAATTAACTATGCTTAAGGAATTCATCCTATTCTGGCAACAGAACTGCCCAGATATTGTGTCAGGATGGAATTCAGATCAGTTTGACTTCCCTTATCTTATCAATCGTATTGTCCGCATCTTGGATGAAGATCATGCAAAGCGTTTATCGCCTTTTAACATGATTAGGGAAAGAATGATTAACATTCGAGGCCGAGAAATCCAAACATATGACATTGTTGGTGTCAATCAAATTGACTATCTAGACGCATATAAGAAATTCGGAACCTATAGTGCAAAAGAGTCATATACATTGAACTTTATTTTGCAAATTGAATTGGGTAAAACAAAGTTGGAATTACCTGGTGATTCTTTCCAAGACTCATACGAAAACCACTACGATACTTTTGTTCGATACAACGCATGGGATGCTGAATCTGTCCATGAGTTGGATGATAAAATGAAATTGATCGACATTATTGTTTCAACTTCATATTTGGTTAAATGCAACTTCAAAGACGTTTTTGGTCCAGTTAAAACATGGGACATTTTCATTTACAATCACTTGGATAAGAAACAAATTGCGGTGCCACCACGTAGTAAAAAATTGGCTGCGGGATTTGAGGGTGCATGGGTTAAAGATGTTGTTCCCGGGATGTATGGTTGGACTATGTCATTTGACTTTGCGTCACTATATCCATCAATTATCCGTCAATGGAACTTGAGTCCAGAAACATTGGTTACAGATGAAATGATGTCTAGTATGAATGTTGATTTGATGGTTCACACTAGGTCAGATACGTCACAAGATTGGCCTAGTTACATCAAAGATAAAAATTATACCATTGCAGCAAACGGATCAATGTACCGCAGGGACAAAAAGGGAATTCTACCAGAATTGATGGAATTCCTTATGGTTGGTCGTAAATCGGCTAAACGTGATATGTTGAAACTGCAAAAAGAATACGAAACATCCAAGGACAAGTCACTAGTCCCAAAAATTGCAGCATTGGATAATTTGCAAATGGCTTTAAAGATCTTGGCTAATGCAGGATATGGTGCTATTACAAATGCTGGTTTTAGATACTTCGATATTCGTATTGGTGAGGCAATCACATTGACTGGTCAGGCATCAGACAGACACGTCGAGCAGAGGCTGAACTTTTACATGAATAGACTCTTAAAAACAGAGGGCACAGATTATGTCACATATGGTGACACCGACTCTTTGTATTTGAATGTCGATCCTTTGGTTAGAAAAATTTGTAAGAATCCTAACGACGTAGAAAGTGTTGTTAAGACGTTGGATAAGGTTGGTACAGAGTTACAGAAACAAGTAATTCAAAAATCAATCGAAGAAATGTACGATTTGTGTAACTGCTTTGAAAAGATAATGGACATGAAGCGAGAGGCAATTGCATCAAAAGCTTTATGGACAGCAAAGAAAAGATATGCTATGATGGTACATGATTCAGAAGGTGTGGTTTACAAACCATACAAGCTGAAAATTATGGGGATGGATATTATCAAGTCCAGTACACCCCAAGCAGTTAGAAAAGAGTTAAAGGCTTCATTACCTATCATTTTTGAACAAGGTGAATTAGCATTAAGGAAGTTTGTTGTAGAAGTTAAAGAAAGGTTCATGCAGTTACCGGTTGAAGAAATTGCATTCCCCAGATCGGTTTCTGACATTGATAAGTGGTACCAAAACAACACTTACAAGAGTGGAACTCCAATTCATGTTCGTGGATCGATTTTGTTTAACAAGCATACATCTTCATTAGGTAAGTATGCAGAAATACGAAACGGTGATAAAATCAAGTTCGTTTATTTGAAAGTGCCTAACCCAATTAAAGAGAACGTTATTTCTTTTTACAGTAGTGGAACACTTCCAAAAGAATTGAAACTTGACAAATATATTGATCGTGAATTACAATTTCAAAAGACGTTCCTAAGTCCTCTAGAGGGTATTACAACTGCAATCAAATGGGATCTTGTCGAACGTGCAACATTAGAGGATTTCTTTACATGAACGGATCTCAAAAATGAAAGATAAACTAAACAAAAAGTCTCAAGAGAGACTTATAATTCTTGGTGAAGAATGTAATGAATTAGCACAAGTTATTTGCAAAATTCAAAGGTTCGGATTACAAGAACGGAATCAAGACAAATTGGTTCAAGAAATAGGTGATGTTATTATGATGATTAGTATTGTTTGTGAGGAGTTAGAAATACCATGGGAAGTAGTGGAAGCAGCAGCAAAAGCGAAAGAAGAAAAGCTAAAGCGATGGACCTCCTATTAGGGGTCGGTGTTACAATTGCATTATCAATTCTTGGTAAAAAGATGGACGAAAGTTTTTGGAAGATCGTAAGAGACCGAAGGCGGCGACCCATAAATAAATGAGTCGGGTAGTTCCCGACTTTAAATCAATCAACAACCACAAGGAGTAGATATGTCACTTTTAGAAAAGTTAAAATCATCTGGTTCGATTAAAGTAACCACACTTGCACAATCGGTCTTATTCAACGAAAAAGACTTTATCCCAACATCAGTTCCTAGTATCAACGTTGCCTTTAGTGGCAGGCTTGATGGTGGAATGGTATCAGGTTTAACGATTGTTGCCGGTCCCTCAAAACATTTCAAATCTAGTATGTGTCTTATCATGGTCAAAGCATACATGGATAAGTACAAAGATGCTGTTTGTCTTTTTTACGACTCCGAGTATGGTGTCACACCGGACTATGTTGCCGATCATGGAATTGATGCTGAACGTATTTTGCATATTCCAGTTGAACATGTGGAACAACTTAAGTTCGATCTAACAAAGCGTTTAGATTCTATTGAGAGATCTGACCACGTAATCATCTTCATTGATTCTATTGGTAACCTTGCGTCGAAGAAAGAAGTTGAAGATGCATTGGACGAAAAGTCTGTTGCTGATATGTCAAGAGCAAAAGCACTTAAGTCTTTGTTCCGAATCATTACCCCTCACCTAACAACCAAAAATATTCCTTGTATTGCTGTCAACCACACGTATCAAGAAATTGGTTTGTTCCCAAAACAGATTGTTGGTGGTGGTACTGGTCTTTATTACAGTGCAAATCAAATCTTCATTATCGGAAGAGCTCAAGAAAAAGACGGCACAGAAATTACAGGTTGGAATTTTACATTGAATATCGAAAAGAGCCGATTCGTAAAAGAGAAGTCAAAATTGGCTATTCAAGTTTCATATGACGAAGGTATTAATCCTTTCAGTGGACTACTCGACATGGCATTGGAATCTGGTCACGTAACCAAACCAAAGAATGGTTGGTATAATAAGAAAGGGGAAGATAAAAATGTTAGAGAAAAGGACACTAACACATATGAATTTTGGAACTCGATTGTGGCGGACGAAACGTTCAAAGAGTTTGTTAAAAATAAGTATATGCTAACAACAAAACGAACATTGATCGAAGATGAGGAGAACGACGATGAGTAACAAACCTACAGGACATTTTGGACAAGAACTGCATGTTGGTGACAAGATAGCAATGGTTGCAAAATCATATGGTAGTTGTTATATGCTTGTCGCAAACATTCACTCTATTAAACCGATTAAAAATTATTACGGAAGAGAGGATTTTGAAGTCAAAGTATCCTACAAGAAGCAAAAGAGGAAGTACAAGTACGATAGACTAACAGGTCGTGGAGAGTATGTCGACTTAGGAGAAAAGTTGCAAATCTCTAGAGTATATAACTGGAGAACATCAATCACATTGGAGTCTAATCATGAGTGAAAGTAAAGTTAAGGTTGGACCTTCTGATAAAACAATTGGTGGTCATATTGTTTTGAAAGTATCAGATATGGAATCTCCGTTTTATAATATGGAATACTATTACGATGGTATGAAGTTTGCCGATCAAGAAAACGAAGATGGCTCTATGGAAATGAAATTTGACTATGTCATTGTTGAAGGAGTACCACCACAAGGCATGCTCAGAGAATTTGAACAGTTCATCGGTGATCAACTTCTAGCCATTATGGAAGAACAGATCGCAAGACAGGAAGTTGTTTTCAAGGGAGGTACTGGTGAAACCATCGTACTCACAGACTGAATTAGATGAAATTTGTGGTATGTTCTTCAAAGAAATAGGAGAAAACCACTTTCAAATAAAAATGACAGTAGGTGGATCTCCATGTATAATAATGTCACGCAATGCAGGAGGTGAAAAACCTATTATGGGTGTGTATTATAGTGGAGATGAATGGATACCAGTAAAATGGACTAATGAAGGGAGGTATATTGACAAGGATAGACCAAGAAAATTGGATATAGACTTAATCAATGAAGAACAGGAGTATGCATGAGCAATAACGAAAGAATCGAAAGTGTCATCATGGAGGGTTTAATTGGAAATATTGAATATGCAAGAAAGGTTCTACCATTTATTGAAGAAAGCTACTTCTCGGAACGACTCGACGGTTTGTTATTTGCTGAAATCAAACGATTCTTTACCGAGCATGGAAAACCACCAACAAAGAAAATTCTCAAATTGTTTCTTGACGACCGAAAGGACCTCAGACAAGAAGAATTAGAGATGGCGACAGAAATTGTCGATGGGTTCGGAGACCCTGAACCCAATTCTGATTGGTTGAATCAACGTACAGAAAAGTTTTGTAAAGACAAGGCAATTTACAATAGCATAATGACTACCATTGCAATTTACGATGGTAAGAACACAAAATACAATCGAGAGGCAATTCCCTCGTTGTTGAGTGAGGCACTTGCTGTTTCGTTTGATAAATCTGTGGGGCACAATTACTTTCAAGATGCAGATAGTCGATTTGACTTCTATCATTTAAAGGAAGATAGGATTCCATTCGATTTAGAGATGTTCAACAAAATCACAAAAGGAGGATTGCCTAAAAAGACACTTTCGTGTTTGTTGGCTGGAACCGGTGTCGGTAAATCTTTGTTCATGTGTCATCATGCTGCTAGTATGATTCGTTCTGGTAAAAATGCTCTTTACATAACAATGGAAATGGCAGAAGAACGGATTGCAGAAAGAATCGATTGTAATATGATGGATTTACCAATCGACCAATTAGTCAAAATAAAGAAAACTGACTTTGAAAATAAGATTGATAAGATTAAATCTAAATCACATGGTCAATTGGTTATTAAAGAGTACCCAACAGCAGGTGCCCACGTTGGTCATTTCAAAGCGTTGCTTGATGAATTGGAACTGAAGCAAAATTTCAAACCTGATATAATTTATGTCGATTACATCAACATTTGTTTGAGTCAGCGATATAAGAATGCAGGCAATTTTAATTCATATACTATCATCAAAGCAATAGCAGAAGAACTACGGGGTCTTGCTGTTGAGTACGATGTACCAATATTGACTGCAACACAAACGACAAGATCGGGTAGTACAGATACGGATATTGACATGACTGACACATCTGAGTCGTTTGGACTTCCAATGACCTTGGACTTTTTCTTTGCAGTTATAAGAACTGAGGAATTGGATGCATTGGGTCAATTAATGGTCAAACAGTTGAAAAATCGATTCAACGACATTAATTACTACAAAAGATTCGTTATTGGCATCAATTTACCTATGTTTAAGTTGTATGATGTTGATAATCCAACTGCCGACTTGAATGACACCGGAAAAACCGATGACGATGCCCCGATTTTTGACAATTCGACATTCGGAAAGGCAATGAGAGCAAGAGGAGATATGAACTCGCCAGGGTTAGATTTCTCATAAAGTTCCTAAAGATGCCCCGAGATAATATACCATAAATATATTATCTCGGGGCATTTAACCAACTTTTAAAAGGTGAACTTATGATAAAATCTCCATTTTCCAAAGAATTTACTGACACTATAACCAATATTATTGAGAGTGGTGAAGCTCCTGTAAGGGCGAAAGTTAAAAATCAAGTCCAATCTAATTTAATTCAGGGCCCAACCCTTCTCCAAAAAATACTAAGGAAGTTGGTTTATAAGTGGGGCCGAAACAAAAATATCAAGGTTGTGGAAGAATTTGCACAAGGAATTGTCGATAGTGAAATGTTTTCTGAACCAGAAATCAATGCTATCGTAGAATCAGCTTTTATCGATACTTTAGACATGGATCTTAAGGAAGGTGAAGGTTATAAAGTACCTGGTCAGAAAATTAAAGGTGGCCCATGGGGCTCACATGCACACATTAGGGCAGCAATAAAGGCAGGTGTTATACCTAGCCAAAAAGAAGGTGATGCTGAATTGATGGCAACAGGATATCCATCTGACAAGAATTTAAGAAAATCCCGTGTTAGTGATCGTAGAATAAAGAAGGCGATAGAAAAACCAGGAAAACCTGCTGGGCGGATCGAAAAAGCTGCAAGGGATTCGTACTATAGAGACTATGACCCAATTGGTGAATATTACGGAATAAACAAGTAATGTTATTGGAGTTTTTGATCAACGAGGTTTTGGGAAAGATACCTCAAGATTTAAAACCGGGTGAAAAACTGGACCTATACAAAGATGGTCCACTAGGTTCCAAGGGATTAGTAAGTCATGATAAAATCGACATACATAATGGAAAGAGACACTTTTCTATTACGACTAAGCGAGGAACAACAACAAAAATGGTTGGTGACAAAATAACCGACCAATATGGAACACCAATATCTGATTTAAGGAAACGATTTGATATTGAGAGAACAGCTAAAACAAAGACTCTTGGAGAAAGAAATATGATTAAGTTTAAGCAATTCATAAAGGAAAATTTTGGTGATGATCATAGTTTTGACAACCTAATTCCACATCACAAATATAAAACATCTGATGGGCACGATGTTCATGTTCATTTATTCAATAATCCAAATGGTCGACATGCTGTTTTCTTCAATAAAAATTTGGGAGTCATTTCAAAGTTGGTTCATTGGGGGCACGATGCCGAGCACCCAACTAAAGAAGAATTGGAAGCATCAGGTAAAGATGTTGAATCCGACCAATTAAAAGAAAGTGTTTTGAATGAAGAACACAAACCGTTGGATCCGGATTCAGCAGGTAAAATAACAGAACATCACACCGCAATTGGACTAATAGGCCACAAACATGCACAACATGGAACTTATGGTTCCGAAGAACATAAGGCAGAAGTTGCACCACATCATGCAGCAGTTGCAAAGTTGGCTGAAGGTAAAGATCCAGATCACGTAGAACTAAGAAAACATCATGGTCAAGTTGCTGCTGATGCTGCATTGGAACATTTAAAAGCAAAACATGGTCCTGACGTAAAAATAAGTAAAGTTGGTCACACATCTAAACCAGGTGATATTGGCCGTTTTACTAACGGAAAACATAATGACACACAAGAGAATCCATCTGACGTTGCTGTTGAGGTTCATAATTCTGACTTGTCACACGATAAGTCAGAAAAGCACCATGAAGGTTATTCTTTGAAGTCATCAAAGAAGTCAAATAACATCACATTGAAGGGCCCGGGCATCGATATGGGCGGTGATCTAGATCACCCAACCAGAAAATTAAACACAGCAAAAATTTCAAAGAAGGGTTGTCAAGATGTTGCTGATAAATGCGGCATGGGTCATTTAACTGCCGCTGAAAGAAAAAGAGAAATTGATAAGGTTAGGAAGAAAGAGGGCGTTAGTTCATATTCTTCAATTGAGAAAACAGCCAATGAACACGGTCGGGCACCCAAAGTTGCATTATCAAAAGAACTACATAAGCACATTAGTCATTTAACCAATCAACCTGACGGTCATAAGATAATTGGTTCTATGTTGAAAAAGCACATGACTGCAACAACTAGTATGCCTTGGACAAAAATACACGTTCAAGGTGATAAGAAGGAACGAACTCGCGCAACCGTAACACACGGAAGTGAATCACCGTTGCGAAAAGTGTTCAATAGTTCCAAAACAAAGTATGCAGTAACAAGGAACGGTGAAAGAACAACAATTCATAAAGTAGAGAAGGATGGATCACACACTCCGTTAGCTCATTACAGTCCAAAAACAAAAGGTAATGTCCTTGCAAGTGCGGGACATGGTTGGAACGTTTTAGCTGCAGCAAGTCATTGATATGATCTCATTCAAGGAGTTTCTTTCAGAGAAGTATGAGGCTTTGGCTGGTGGCAGTCACGGCCACTATGGTCATCTGCCAGACAACGCATTGAGAGGTTCCCATGCAACCGGTGCTGCAATGTCGCTGTTCAAGCACATGCAAGATCGTGGGCAAAAGAAACCAAGCATTGTCCCGCAGAAAAAGACTGACGGTAGTGTGTCAGTTGTAACTGTTCGCAATCATCCTGATTCACCATTCCACAACCCAAAGCATCCACATGATGCAGTTGGTGTTGCATACAAAGGTAGAATGGAATCGAAGACTATTCCTCATAATGAGCGCGTAGCATATTCTAAGGAAGATGTGGCTAAGCATTACGGCAAGGGCCATCATTTAACCCCAGTGCTATCGAAGTTGGTTGACCATGCACATAAAATACACGGTGATGCGGATATTATTCAGCATGACATTCACACCACCGACCCAAAGAACGATATTAAGCACGAAAATGGTAAGGCAACATGGCAACCAAACACTATCAGGAACAGCACAACTGACCCTCGCGAAATTAAGAAACTAAAGAAGGCAAAGATTGTTCTTGCATCACACACTAAGTTCGATAAGTCATTCAATAAGCCAAGCGGTTTAGTTGACGGCAAAGACGTTAAGCATCACGATGATGTTTATAACGTGAACTTGGCTGCACCAAAGATTCACCACTCTGAGATGGCTCACCACAATAAGGTGTTGCACGATCACATTAAGGATCCTGAGACTAGGACCCACCTTGATGTTGTTGGTCACGGTTCATATGGTGCATTGGCTGATAGGTTCGTCAATCACAAAGTCAATAAAGGCGAATATGGTGGTGAAGAACACAAACCATTGAAACACGAAGATTTCAAGAAGTTCGTATCTGATGCTCACGACAAAGAGATTGATAAGGCGAAGTCCGAAAAAGGTAAAGATAGTAAGCGTGCAGAGAAGGAACGTATGCTACAAGAGGTGGAATCACACAAACACTCAATCAATAAGGCGTTTGAAGTTCATCACGCAATGACTGCTGCTGTTAATCACTACGTGAAAAAGACACATGAGGCAGATTCACATAACCCAATCAAACACGAACTACCAGACGGTAAGGGTGGATTCACTCCAGCGAAACCTGAGGGATATGTACCACGCGGACCGCATGAAAAGGTTAATTCACAGAAATTGAATCCACGTGGTGGCGCCGGTGGATTTAATGCGGCAAATGCGGCTTGGAATGCAAAAGGTGGCGGTAGAGACCAAGCACGTGCAGCAAAAGATTTAAAGGAGGAAAAAGAGGTTCATCATACAACAACTGTCCTTCGTGCTAACCCACCCCACAACATGCACGCAGAGGTAGTTCGCGCGGTAGCAAATCACGCAAAACAAACAGGTGGATCAGCAAGTGCCATTGTAACCAACACACAGGACAATAAAAAGAATCCACTAACTGGTGCTGAAAAGACTTCTTTCCTCAAAAAGATAGTTCCAGAACACAAAAACATTATTCATCAAGCTAGTCCTGATCGACCAAGTCTATTCCATCATTTAGCTCACTTACACAAATCTGGTGTAACACATGCTACTGTTGTATTAGGTAAAGATGAAATGGGTCCACTAGGTGAACCATTAAAAGCAAACAACGGAAAGTTCGATGACAAAGGTAATGGATATCACTTCAAATCGCTGAAAGTCATTTCACGAAATGAAGTTAAAGGTCATGAAAAGACACCAGAAGGTGCTCATGCGTCTGACATTAGAAGTTCAATTATGAAGGGTGATGATTCTGTTTATAAATCTAACTTGCCTGGTCACATTAAAGATCACGAGATTAAAAAGATAGGTGACACTATCCGAGAAAGATTGCAACCAAAACCAAGGAAATCGAGAAAGAAGGTGACAGAAATGATTAAACCAAACTTCAAACAATTTTTGGAGGGTTGGGGTGCATCAACTCAAGCATATGATCGGGATAGAAGTGCCAATGAGTGGAATGCGGTGAAAGAAAAGCACAAAGATAACCCAACCATGACTAAGCATTTAGATGACTTACACAAAGCGAATTGGAAAGCCAGTTATGCTGAAGTTGAAGCAAAGAAAAGGGCCAGCAAATGAAAAACTTAATAAACGACGTTGCCAATATTGTGTCATTGATAGTGGAAGAGGATGTTGCTAAAAAGTGGACCAAGAAACCATTGACAGCTAAACCAGCTAAAATGAAAGATCCGGTTCATGTTCAAGGGGTTGGTGTTATGGAGAAAGAGCAAGCAGAAAGATTGTTTCCTGCAGCAGTTCATACTCCAACTAGACTTTATAAAGAGGCAATTGAGGTTACAAAGCACAAAAGCCCGTATGAAGGTGCTGAACGCGGAGAATATATTGAGGCATTTCCAGGTAGCCCAGATAGTGCACAAAAATTCGCTAACCATATTCTTGACAGGGGTGGTAAAGCACGAATTGGAACGCGTGGTGGCACCCATTTCGTTTATCACACCGGCGCAGGCCCAATATCTAAAGATGATTGGCGCAAGTCGATGAAAGAAAGTGTTGAGTTAAATGAGATGTTTCCTAACAGAGACTCGGGTTCAACTGATGCCGAAAACCGTGATTGGGAACGTAGATTTAAGAAAGCACAAGAAGCCGCTAAAAAGAAAGTTCACCGCGTATCAGTTACAGTTTCCGATCCTAATGATCCCGCGGTTTCAAACAGAAAGAATAAAATTCAAAGAATAGCTCGCATACCGCATGATGCAGAAGATAAAGATGGTGCTATCAAAAGGGCAAAGAAGTTTTATAAGAAACGTGGCTATGTAGTTCACGATATAGAGCACATCGGATTCTTAAAAGAATCACTGGACGTCAAAACATTAAGTGTTGAAGATTTGGCTTCTCACCACAACGTACCTGTATCTGAAATTGAAGACCAATTGTCTAAAGGTGTTAAAATTGAAATGGAGCACACCACAGATGAAAAGGTGGCAGCAGAAATAGCTAGAGATCACATCAAGGAAGACCCAAAATATTATGACAAATTAAAGAAAGTTGAAGAGTCAAAAACTTATGGCTCTACGCCAAAAACAAAAGAGAGAAGTCGCGCTAGGTACCACGACTTAATGATGAGATTGATCAAAAAAGAAATCACACCCGATCAAGCAAAATATTTGAAGCATGTAACTAAAAGTGCCTTGAGTCCGGCACATATGAAAGAAGCATTTTATGATGCGGCGGAAGATCACAAAGATTTAAAGACGTATGATGTGCCAGTTGAGTATGGACCAACCGCGGCGGATACTGAACATCATGTAGTTAAGGCAAGATCCGCAGAACATGCTTGTCGAGTTGCAATTAAAAAACATAAAAAAGAGAACCCATCACATTCACCATCTGCTTCACCAAATGCCGTTTCTGTTCAAGAAGAACCAACTGACACAGATGATGGCAGAAACTATAGCGGTCAAATAGGCAACAGTAGGTGGAATGAAGAGACAGAAATAAACGAAAGTTCAAAATCTATCAGAGAACTTATGAAGATGAAAGATAAGTCGTTAGCAGACCATCATGAGTTTGCCAGAGGTATTGATGCACAAATTGAGGCTATAAGAAAGAAACGTGGTACAAAATTAAAGAAAGTTGATGGTGGTGATTATTTTGAACCTGGTCGCAGTAGAGAACCATCGAAAGGTCCTGGGTACTATTAATGATCTCATTCAAACAATATATTGCTGAGACTGCTGCATTTGAGCGAGGTAAATATTCAGTTCATTATCACGAGAATGATGATGATCGTGGCGGGCACTATACAGTTCATCATGACGGTAAAGAGATCAGCAAACACCCATTTACTGACTTCACTAAAAATGCTTCTCCTGCATATGAAGCCGCAAAGAAACATGCGATAACAAGTCATGCAGCTGATGTTAATGCCGACAATAAACAACGTGAACATGATTACCAACACAAGAAGCCATTATCAGACTTAGAGAAGGAATGGTTGGAGCTAGATAAGAAAATGGTTCATCATGCTCAAACCAAAACAGGTAGTTTTTCTGACAAAGAAAGTGCTAGGTGGCAATCGTTGGGTAAAATTGCAAGAAAATCTTTAATTGACGGAACCCACGTCGAGGCCAGTCACCGAGCATATATGACACCGAAAAAGAAATGATTTCATTTAGAGAATTTCTGTTAGAATCAAAGGGCCTTCATGTTTTCGACATAGACGAAACATTGATGAAAACCAACGCAAAAATTCATGTTAAGGATAAAAATGGAAACCATGTCGGATCTCTCGATAATCAAGAGTTTAATGATCACAAACTGGAGCATGGTCATCATTATGACTTCAGTGAATTTAGAGATTCTAAAAAGTTTCACGATGAATCCACTCCAATTCATCCAATGATTCGTAAAGTCCAAGCGATTCAAAAAAGAATTAAAGCTGGTGGCCACAAATCACGAATCATAATGAACACTGCAAGAGAAGATTTTGACGATAAGAAGCCTGTGCTTGACAAGTTCAAGAAGCACGGTATCGACATGGATGACATTCATTTACATCGTGCTGGAAATATCAAAGGTGATCAGAAACCAGCAGAGAAGAAGAACGTCATATTAAGAAAGCATTTGGATACTGGTAAATATGACCACGTTCATTTCTACGATGATTCAAAGACTAACCTAAAACACTTTAACAATCTTAAAGCAGAATATCCACACATAAAATTTCATGCCCATCATGTAGATCATGACGGGAAAACAAAAAAGTTTAAAGAGGGTGCATTATGATTACATTCAAAGATTATGTTGTTTCAACACCATTAGATGAGTTTCTAGAGCATTTAATGTCTGACGTTTATGAAGATGAAATGTTGAACGAAGATGCTACAATACCAATTCATAAAGAGTCACCAATTGCAAGGGTAAAAAGAGCATTCGATAATATCGGTGAAGGAAAGAACCCCCACACCGGTGAAGCACTACCTGACCATGGTTCAAAAGCATACAAAGATATGGTTAAGAATGCCCATGCTAGACTAAAAGCTAACCACGGGGTAGCTCCAAATTCTCTTTTAGCAGGTAACCATAAACTTCAAGATTCAACTGGCGAACACATTAGAACAAAAAACGGTAAAATGATATTCACGCAGGGTTTAAGTCTTGCCCCAGCACACATTGTTTGTGGTGTCAATACATGCCCAAAAGCTTCAACGAAATGTAAAGAGGCATGTCTTGCTCATACTAGTGGTGCAATGGCAAGATCACAACAAGTCAAAGATGCCAAAATTCGTAAGACCGAGGCATTGTTCAAATCACCAGAGGATACGGCAATTGCATTACATCATCATATAACCAAAGAAAAGAAACTTGCAGAAAAAGCGGGTGATTACGGATACTCGGTTCGCATGAATACAACATCTGATATTCCACAAAAAGTGTACCACGGTCTTCGTAAAGCACACCCAGATGTTCAGTTCTATGACTACACTAAGGAACACAAGCAAGTTCTCGACAACCTGGCAAACAAAAAAGAACCTGGACACAAAAATTTACATTTAACATTCAGTTCAACTGGTGTTAATCATGAGGAATCAAATTGGCATCATTGCAGAAAAGTACTTGATGCTGGCGGGAACGTTGCAATGGTTTCAAGGTCAATCAATAAGAGACCCGGGAAAGAATTAAAACCTCATAATATCCTTCCAACTATTGTGCATGATCAACAAACAGGAAAGCACTATCCAACATTAGATGGTGATGGTAGAAGTCATGATTTAGATGGTCACGGGGATGCTCGTTTCCTTGACAAACCAGGTCATGTTGTAATGTTGCATTTGAAAGGTGTTCATCCTAATAAGGCGGGAAATTTTGCTGTTGCACACGATCCAAAAACAAGAATTGCACATGTATGAGTAAACTAACAGATTTTCTAACAGAAAGGTTTGAAATTTTGCTAGAGATGGCAAAGAAATCAAAACTTCAACCGGACACAACACACGGTCCGATGGGTTCTGATGAACTGTTTAATTTAATCGGAAAAACCAAGTCAAAGGCTTTATTTAAACATCCATGGTACAGAAAGCATGTTGGTGATTATGGGTACTCACATCCGTCAGTACATAAAGTTACTGTTGATAAACATGGTTATCCAACAGTTCATTCTTCATCTGGGTTTACTTATACAGATCATCATGGTAGAAAAGTTCGTAAAATGATTCAGACTCAGATGGCTAAAGAAGGTGGAAAAGTTTATCAGGTACATTTGTTTCATAATCACAACGATGAGAGACATCCAGCACCTTATAAACCAACACCAGTTTGGGAATGGAAAGAGTCATTACACAATGATGAGGAAAAATAACTGATAAATATATTAACAAGTTGGAATAAGATTAGTAACAATCCTGTTACTGACGAATTTTCAACAAAAAGGAGAAAAATATGACAATGATTAAAAAACAATCTGGTTCTTACCCATCTGTTCTTCAAGGAACAATCACATTTAAGGCGGGTGGAACAGGTGATTATTCTGTCGGAGAAACAGTTACAGGTACAGGATTCACAGCTAAAGTTGTAAAGTGGGTGTCTGCTGACAGGAAATTAACAGTTAAGAAGATTGCAGGTAACTTAATTGAAGATGTCACCGTTACTGGTGGTACTTCTGGTGCTGCTTACGATGTTGCTGCACTAACATCTGCGTCTGTTGGTGGAATTGATGTTTATACTGGTGGATGGAACCTAAGAGAAACAACTGCTGGTATCGCAAGGTCAAAAGTTGCTGGTGCCCGTACATTAGTTGAAGTCATGCTTGCTGAAGCTAATATGTCAGTGACTCGTGGCGACTTCGCAACACCTGCAACATTCGCATTGGGTGCATGGGTGGCACAAGCTGGTCCAGACGTTTATGACATTTCGGCAGGTGACTACATTGCATTCACGATCACATCTAGTGAGCCAGTTCGTTTACCAGTTGGAGCATCTTATCCATTCACATTAACTGGTGCAACAACTCCAGCAAAGAGTGGTGTGCTGTATAACTCCAGTTCTGATGGTTTGACACATTCATTCCGTTATGCTGTCGGACTAGATGCTGGTGACACAAATGCAACAGCCGTCGCAATTGCTGCAACAAACTTCAACCTAAACAATGGAACAGCATATGAAGTTGCTGCTGATGGGTCAGAAAAGGCGCTAAGTGCTCCGGTTGCTGTTGGTGGTACATTAGCAGGTAAGTCTGTAACAGTTCAAGCGTAAAACATATGGGGTAGTGGTAATTGAGTCGCTACCCCATATTAACTAACATTAATGGGACATAACTAAATGCCGATTACAAAGGACACACCTGTTGGTGATATTATCAAAGATTTTCAACAGAGTGATGCACCACAATTTAAAGGCAAATCAAAGAAAAAGATTCAAAAGATGGCTATTGCTGCTTTTTATGATAAGCAGAATGAAAGTGTTGAGATAGATGAATCTAAATCATTGGGTCATATGCAAATACACACCACAATGACAAAACAAATGATTGAAAAACAAAGAGCTGCGGGGAAGTCAACAAAGGGACTTGAGGATAAGTTGATGAGATTGCAAGCCCAAATAAAAGCATCCAAGAGAGGTATTTCAATGAGATCAGAATCAACTAGTTTAGACCAATGGATTGAAAAGCAAAATATAATTAAAGAAGGTGTTGAACAATTAGATGAAATTGCTCCAAAGGTTATTCCAATGGGATCTGATCGCCATCCGGCTGCTGATCCAACTCACCCAAAACATGCAGAATGGAAGGCAGCTAAACCAAAACGCGTTCGCAAGATGTCGTGGAGCGACTATCACAAAGAACCAAGAGTTTCTGCACACAAGAAGTCAATCAGTGCCGAAGATGCGTATAAAGCAGTAGAGAAGGAAAAGATCGGAGACATTTCTCATATTGTTTATGCCCACAACATAACTCATGTGCATAATGGTAAGAAGGTTGCAGCAAAGCATATTGGAACTTACCACAGTATTGATAACGAGGAACATTTGGGTTTAGGGCCAGATGAAGCTGGCAGCAATGAAGAAATCTTCCATCATATCGTTCATCGCGATTCAAAGAACCCAAAGAAGCTGCATGTATATCAAACCGGTCATGCTAAGAATTGGCACGGTATTGATGAATCTGTTGAGTTAGATGAAGGGATAGGCAGCTCAGTTCGTAGGTTCGTTCGGTCTAATGTGTTAGGAACCATACGAGGAAAGTTACGGAAATCAAATCACGATACTATGGCAGCTGCCCATAAGGAAATAAACAACTCTGATGATAACGGAGACGTAAGTGGTTGGCAAGGAAGGCACGAACGAGCATCAAAGAGAATAGAAAAAGCTATGACCAAAACTAATGAATCTGTTGAGTATGACGATGAACTAACCGAGGCGGTCGATCCGTTACACCAAAAGTTACGTTCACTAGGTTATAAGTTAGACAGCAAAGAATCAACACCTGGTGAAAAGAAGAGTTGGTGGCAACATAAGGATGGGAAGCACCCATACACCCACGAGGAATTAGCACCTAAGATAGGTCACAAAGCAAAAGAAAAGATAACATCATACGATGAGGCAGAAACAATCAACCATGAAACTGGTGATAGAACAACACATCAAGGTGGTGGCCTTTTGTTCGTCGGTCAACCTAAGAAAAACAAACAAGGTTTGCGAGTTAGACGTGCATATGCCCAAGGTCGTGATCCCAGTGCGATGTATGAAGAAACAGAACAATTAGATGAGGCGAAACCTAAGGTCATTGTTCCTAAGTCACCTTCTAAAACAAAAATAGCTCAGATGGAAAAGGATTTTCAAAAGAAATATGGTTATAGTACTGCTTCGATGGATAAAGCGGTTATGACATTAGGGAAAAAGAACGTTAAAGAAGAAACTGATTTAGAAGAAGGTTCCAAACATGCTTCTAGACCGCGTGGCGGAAGTCGCCCAGGTAGTCATGAGGAAGCACAGGCTGGACTAGAGGCTAAAAAAAGGTTCAAAGCTGACCTTGATGCTCGCATTGCAGCAAAGAAGGCACAGCAATATGATGACGAAGATGTTCCGTCACAAAAAGAGCGTGAAGAGCAAGATAGGGCTGACGAACGAAAAGCTGATCGCCGAGGCGGGTACGGAAAGGGTTTAGAAGAATCATCTTTATTGTCTGAATTATCTGATCGTGTTGTTGGTTCATTAATAGACAAAAGATTTAGTCGGGTAAGAAAAGGTGAAGATGATAAATCAAAGGTTAGGAACATGTTAAATTTAGTCAGAAGCAGAGAGTCATTAAAGAGAAAGAAGAGCTTTAAAGATGCTGCCGTTACTGGTAACCCAAGAGATTTCGCCAAAGAATAATTCAAAGAAAGATCATATGAAAAAGACATTGAAAACTATTTTATCAGAAGCATTCGTTGAAACTGAAAAGTCTAAACGTGATGCTATTTCAGCTTCCGCAAGAGCCAAAGTACAGCAAATAATGGCACAAAGACGTGAAGCACAAAAGGCCGCTGACAATCATCCAGATAAGACTTTAGAACAGGGCGATGATGGTGCTGCAGGAAGAAAATTTAGGAGACAAGAAATGGGCGAAAGTGCATTTGTAAAACCAAACACAGTAGTTACAGTTGATTTGTTAGAGCAAATCCGCAATTATGACAAGACTGTAGCTAAAGAACCTGTGCAAGAAGTTGATACTGACTATTCTTATATTGCAGAGATGGGTATACCGCGAAAGGCTTACTTTGTCGAAAATACAGTTGTCAAATCAGAAACATCTGCTGAGACGATTAACTCACTAGTTAAGAAGAAGTTGGCTAACAAAGAAACATCTGACACATACAACAAAGGTAATGCAAAGTCTGAAGTTCAAAAGGATCTGAACAAATTTGATAAGTCATTGAAAACAGACGCAAAGAATTTACCTGAGGAAACAATATCAGAATCTAGGTATCCTTCTGGACCGTACGGTGACCAAATGTCCGCTGATTCTAGGAATGCATATAAAGAATTCGATATGATTTTAAAATCTAAGGGGTTTAAAAAGGCCCACTCCGGCAAAGCATCTGCTCAAGAAGATCATACATGGGAACACCCAGTGCACGGAACAGTTAATATACACGGTTGGCATGGTACAGGGAAAGGTAACCGAGATTACGGTGGTGTAAAGCAAGTACAAGGATTATTTCATAGAAGACCAGATGAGTCATTTAGTGGTTCGCAAAAACATCACTTCATGTCTGATCCAAAAGACGGGACAGAAGATAAACACGGTATGATGACAGAAAAGGGTGTTGCAGTTCATAAAGCACACATAAACAAAATCAAATCATACTTGCACAATATTGGCAAACCAGAATTACCTGGTGTTAAGGAAGAAGTTGAGATTGATGATTTTCAGTTAGATGAGTCTGTTTTAAACAAACTAAGAAAGCTTGAGATTTCGGGTGGTTTAACCCCATCAGAAAATAATCATGCCGCTGTAGAAAAGAATGGAAAAATTTATGTTGCCTTCCATGATAAAGATGAAGATAAACATTATATTTCTACGTTTGACGTTAAAAAGAAAGATTATTGGGGTGCACCAAACTCAGAACACAATTCAAAAAAGGATGCAATTAAAGCACTGCACAGTTTGAAAGAAGATGTTGAAGTATTAGACGAAGGTTGGGTTGATAATGTTGATAAAATTGAAGTTCACTATCACGGCCCAACAGGTGCCGGTGTCACAATTCATACTAACAACAAAAAAGCAACTCAACATTTTAATGATGCACCAGCTGCTAGAAAGTATGCAAGAGAGTTACATCAAGCAAACGGCAAGATGGCATCTTTAAAAGACCACACAAAGTAATTCAACTTTTATATTGATGGAATAAATGAAAAAAATATCTCAAATACTACTAGAAGTAAGTTCTAGAACTGAGCCTGTTAAGAAGGTTGTACCAAAATTAACTGACCACTTAAGAGAAGCTTATATCAGTGGAAAAATATTCAAGGTCGGTCAAATGGTTGAATGTGATTTAGGTCTTGCAGAAATAATTGACCGCGGCCCAACATATGTGACGTTAGTTAAAGATGGGGAGACATTCAAGCGATGGGTTAAAGATGTAACACTATCTGAGAGTTCAATCGCCAAACGATCACAAATTTATAAAGAATCGTTTATTATCAAGGGCTACAAAACAAAACATTTCACTCGCGAGTTGGCAGAAATGTTCAATCTAGTGAACAAAAAAACATCTGATAAATTTGCGTTGTTCTCTTGTGCCGTTTGTGTTGATAAACTTTTAGGTGCATCTGAGAAACAGTTGGCAGAAAATTTTGACATATATCGGGTTGAGTTTGATAGAGCAACAAAGTACCTTTCAAAATTCAACATTGTTGTAAATGAAATGAGTAAGATTGAAGATACATTGTTAGAGCACGCAATTATCAATAACTTGAAATTCTCAGCAGTTAATAAATCGAAAGTTGCAAACATCATTTCACATTCAGTTGGTCTTGTTACTGAGTCAAAAGATCCAGTAGTTGTCATTAATGAATCAATTGATCACATCAAATGTAATAAATATTCTACTAATGGTTGGAAAGTTATTGGTGGATTGTTCAATAAAGCAACAGAAGCAGGCATAAACTGGGATAAGTCCAAGTTTGCATCACATACACAAAAATACATGGAGCTAAAATGAATACTCTAGAAAGTTGGATCAAAGAATTAGAAGAGGCTAAAGCAGCTTCTCGCGAGAGTGCAAGGGAAAAAGGTATCCCGGGGCTGAAGGCAGCAGATGTTATTGCTGGTCTTAGGGCCCACAACTCAAAGAAAAAGAAGGGTGAAAAACCAACTTCTCTAGAAGATTACATTGCTAAACATCATGTCACTGAATCTTTGGCCGGGGAAGCAAGGGCTGCTGAACACGAATATGCACACCCAGGTGCGTCTAGTTCTGGTGGCTCACCAAAACCAGATGAGGGTAAAACTCATAAGTTAGGTGTGTTTAATGCTAGTGGGGTTCATATTAGATCATATGGAACTCACTCAGAAACTGGTGGTCAGGCCAGAGGTCGCCAAAGTGCAATGGCACATGCAAAAAAGATCGGTGGAACTGTTAAGATGGTTAGAGAATCGGAAGAAATGGGATTGGAAATTTTAGATGAGGCACTACCTGATTGGGCCCAACAAGAATTTGATAAAGCGTTTCCAAAGAAAAACAAGAAGCGCACTGCTGATGCAGATGACGGCCCATCATTTACAATGACAACAAAAGAAAAAGAAGCTGGTGTCAAGAGGAAAGCAGACCAGGCCGCTGCGGCAGCCAGAGCAAAAGTTACCCGTGTTGTTAAGGGAACTAGAGGCATGTCTTATGACCCCGATCAAGAAGAAATCATTACACATAAACATGAACATCCAGCTGGTGCACCTAAACTAACACCACACACAGCACTAGACAATAACCCAATGGTTCCGAAAGTTAAAGTTAGTTCTGCACAAAAGGCAGCAGGACCACAACGACCAAAAGGTAAGGCAGCTACAGCAGCTGCAATGGCAGAATATCGTAAAGCACTGAGGGCACATAACATGAAAAAAGAGTCTTATGTATTTGATGGGGAGCAGTTTGTATCAGCAACAGATCTAAATGAAAACACAGAAGAAATTGTATTGAATATTTTGAGGGAAAAACAAACATACACATACAAAATAACTTTTGGTGACGAGGTTATATTTGAGGGTGTTGGGGTTACACCAAACGGTATTTTAAATGAGTCTATGAGGAAAGTTAAAGGTATCGTTGAAAACATCCAACATAAGGATGGTCAGGTTGATAGAATCAAGAGTATTGTTAAGAAGTATGTTTAATTTTAACCATAAATAATGGAAATATATTTCAATTGATCGACCGCAAATATCAAAATTTGCACTAAAACGGAGTTAATACAATATGGCAGATAAAAAAATATCACAACTAACACCAGCAACAGCACTGGGTGCAGGAGACTTTTTACCTCTCGTGCAATCCGGACAAACATTGAAGATTGACATTTCAACGTT